CTGCATTTGTTCTAGGTCTTCAAGGAATGGAGCGTAACCTGTTTGAAGTAGGTATTCGACAGGTACTAGAGCAGCTTGATGCAGGTGAAGAAAACATAAAGAACCCGTTGAATGAAGGGTTCATTGGCGGGTTAGGATACTTAGAAAACTTTGCACCGTCTTTGTACGACTATTTTAACGATATGTTTGGGGACAACGAAACCTTGTCTCGTTTAGAAGTAGAAGATGCTTTTGGAATTAGCAAAGAAGATCCAGAAGTAGTATCTTTAGACGCAGACGATAGTTTATTAAACGGGGACGGTGAGTTAAACGGAACTGTAACTACTACAGAGTTAGGAACAGGAGAAGTGTTTGGAGGGGATGATTTAACACCAGAAATTGTAGTTGACCAAGTAGACATAGACGGAATATCCACAGAGTTTGGTGATATTGATGATTCTGTAGTCGTAAACCCTTACATCCCACCACAACAAACAGAAACCCAAGCTACTGATGAATCGTCGGCTGACGGTGGTGGCGGGGCTGGAGGTGCTGGAGGTGCTGGAGGTGCTGGAGGTGCTGGAGGTGCTTCAGGTTCCAGTGAAGGAAGCACTGGTAACGCCCAAAGCACTAACGCTTCTGGATCAGGAACTGAATCGGTTGAGACTAAAAGTGGAGTTATAGTTGGTGGAAACGACGGTGTTCCCTATACTAGAAACCCAGTTATAGATGACAACGGCCCTTGGGTTTATCAAGGGGGAGGCGTGTGGATTATACCTACCGACGAAGAACAAGTTTTACGAGAAGTTTTAGTAGCGGAAGATTATGGTGGTACTTTAGCTGTACAGCTTGCAGAGTTAGCAGCGAGTGAGCCTGACCCTAACTTACAAGCAAAGTACCTTGAAGAAGCTAAAAGGTATATAGGAGATTCTGAAAACTTACCTCCTAATTTTGAAGAAATGACTGCGGAAGAGCTTGAAGAGTTCTTAAAAACACCAACTGGTGAAGTTATTGACGAAACTCCAGAACAGCCCGTTTTTAACGATCCTAATTATGATCCTAATAAAGCAGAAATTTTTAAAGAAGGAGACAGAGCTGATATAGTCCAGATTCCTGTAGGTACTGGAAATACTACTATTTCGGAGACTGAACAACAAGAAAACAATCTTTCAGTAGTTAATGCTATTTTAACCTCAGGAAGTGCTGCTACTGATATTTTAGAAGTTCTTATTGAGGAAGTAACTAACGACAACTCTACAGTTCCTGTCGATATAGACACTACAGGTGGATCTTCAACTGGTGACGCAGGTGACGCAGGTGACGCTGGAGGCGCTGGTGACGCTGGAGGCGCTGGTGACGCTGGAGGCGCTGGTGACGCTGGAGGCGCTGGTGACGCTGGAGGCGCTGGTGACGCTGGAGGCGCTGGAGGCGCTGGTGACGCAGGTGACGCAGGTGACGCTGGAGGCGCTGGTGACGCAGGTGACGCAGGTGACGCTGGAGGCGCTGGAGGCGCTTCAGATGGGGATGGCGCTGGTACTGACGGAGACGGTGTAGACACAGGCGATGGTGGGGAAGCTGGCGGTGGCACTGATACTGGCACAGGAGACGGCGGTGGCTCTGGAGACGGAGATGATGACGGAGACGGAACTGGAACAGGCACAGGTACTGGAGAAGGTGATGGCGATGGTGACGGCGATGGTGACGGCGATGGTGATGGTGATGGTAGCGGTAGTGGCTTAGGCGGTACAGGTTTATTTGGTGGCGGAGGAGGTTCTCCTACTGATATTTTTCAACCTAACTATAAGCCGCTAGAATACAACACACAACTTTTAACTCCAACTTTATTTGATTTTATAGACTACAATCCTCTTAGGAATTTGAAATGACATATTTAGAATTAGTAAACGGAGTCCTAAGAAGGCTCAGAGAAGATCAAGTAGGCTCCGTTAATCAAAACCCTTATTCTTTACTTATCGGTGATTTTATTAATGACGCTAAAAGGACTGTTGAGGACGCTTGGGATTGGTCTGCATTACGAACTACTTTAACTATTTCCACAACGGAGGACATTTTTAACTACGTTCTTACTGGCAGTGGTAATAGGATTAAGATTATTGACGTTATCAATGATACGTCCAACTGGTTTATGACTTACAAAGACACACATTGGATGGACAATGCTTTCTTAAACCAAACACCTCCTAAGTCAAGCCCTACGTTCTATAACTTTAATGGTGTGGATACTAATGGGGACACTCAGGTTGATCTTTATCCTATTCCTAATGCCGCTTACACTATCCGAGTAAACTGTATTAAACGTAACCCTGACTTAGCTAATGACGGAGACAAGCTTCAAATCCCCCACATGCCCGTACTACACTTAGCACTAGCTTTGGCTTCCAGAGAGCGTGGGGAAACTGGCGGTAGATCCTCAGGGGAAATGTTAGCATTTGCTCAGAGCTATATGTCCGATGCTATTGCTTTGGACGCATACAAGCATCCAGAAGAAACTATCTACAGGGCGGTCTAAGCAATGGCTCAAGACAGACAAAATATAACGATTGCAGCCCCTGCGTTTAGAGGTCTAAACACACAGGACTCTCCGCTTAGTTTGGACGCTTCCTACGCTTCCGTTGCGGATAACTGTGTTATTGACCAGTACGGACGTATAGGCTCTCGTAAAGGATTTACTGCCGTTACTACTAGCACAACCCCCATAGACGGCAGTAACGGCATTGAAGCTATTAAAGAATACATTAACCCTACAGGTGCTAACGTTATTCTTTCCGCAGGTAACAATAAGATATTTACAGGGACTACTACACTTGCTGATGCAACCCCAGCGGCTTACACGATTACAGCTAATAACTGGAAGATGGTAAACTTTAACGACCATCTGTATATGTTTCAATTAGGTTATGAACCTTTAGTTTACTCCGCCCATGCTGGAGTTGTAGAAACAATGTCTGCACACGCACATTCTACAGGCACGCCACCAGAAGGCAATGAAGTCTTAGCAGCCTTTGGCAGACTCTGGGTAGCTGATTTTTCAACGGATAAGTCTACTATTTATTGGTCTGATTTATTAAACGGCTCAGGCTGGTCTGGAGGTTCTACTGGCTCCATTGACATTTCTAAAGTATGGCCTAATGGTCTTGACGAAATTGTAGCTTTAGCAGCTCACAACGGTTTTTTAATAATCTTTGGTAAAAACTCCATTGTTGTTTATCAAGGAGCTAGTGACCCTACTACAATGTCTTTGACTGACACTATAGCCAACGTAGGTTGTATAGGTAGAGACACCGTACAGCCCACAGGTACTGACTTAATCTTTATGTCCAGTGAGGGTTTACGCAGCTTTGGTAGGACTATTCAAGAAAAGTCAATGCCCGTTAGGGACATTAGTAAGAATGTTCGTAGTGATTTATTAAATATCAATAATTTACAGCTTAATAGTCCCTTACGCTCTATATACAGCCCAGAGGAAGCATTCTACTTACTGTCCTTTAGTGACTCTAAGTACACCTACTGCTTTGATATGAGGACTGCTCTGGAGGACGGAGCGCATAGGGTCACTACTTGGTCAGACACAACCCTAAGAGCTCTTGAGAGAACTCAGGACGGCTTGTTGTACGTAGGGAATACCAACGGTATTGCTACTTACAGTAACTACCAAGACTATGGTTTGTCCTACGAGATGACCTATTTTAGCAATCCACTTTCCTTTGGGGATAGTTCAAGACTTAAAATACTCAAAGAAATTATTATTACGTTTATTGGTGGTGAGGGAGCACAGGCAGTTGTAAACTGGGGCTATGATTATAATCAAGCCTACGCTAAACAGCTTGTTGACATTACTAGCGGTAATGTTTCTTACTATAACGAAAGTGAATATAATGTGTCTACTTCACAGTACAGTGCTACAATTATTATTGACAAAGTTAAGACTAAAACAACGGGTTCAGGAACGGTAGTAACTATAGGTGTGGATGCTACTATTAATCAAGATGCGTTATCTTTGCAAGAACTTAATATTCAAGCTTTAATAGGTAGGATGATCTAATGAGCAATTATACAAAAACTACAAACTTTACAGCCAAAGATAATCTTCCTACGGGCAACCCTGCGAAGATTATTAAGGGTACTGACTTTGATATTGAGTTTGATGCGCTGGTTACAGCCGTTAACTCAAAAGCTAACTCAGAAAGTCCAACATTTACAGGGACAGTTACGATACCAACGCTTAATGTAAGCGGTACGTTGACTGCTGATATAATTACTGGAGGTACTTACTAATGGCTCTTATTGATGATCTGTTAGGATTGGGTTTTGACATAAGTCAGTATAAAAACCTTTCCGACGAACTTAAAGGTTTTGGAAGTACTGCTCAAACAGGTATGCAAACTATAGGTAATACCGCTGCTTCTGAAATGGCGTTTAAACCTTTTACAGTAACTTCTGGTCTTGGGGCAACAACTACTACTGCCGATGGCGGTACTACATTAACTTTATCTCCAGAGCAACAAGCTTTAGCCACAGGTTTAGAAACAGGCGCTACGGGCTTAATGCCTCAGGCTACTACAAGAACTGGAACCTACGATCCTTTTGCAGCTTCAGCTTTAACTGGAGCAACTACTGCGTTAGGTGGTGTAAACCAACAAGACTTATCAATGGCTCTACAGCGAGCTGGCGTAGGCAATCTTTTTAGTCAACAATTAATGGGCATGGGTGCTCCTACGGGTTTAGAAGGTCTTACACAACAAGCTTTGGCAGGGGGACAACAACGTATTGCAGGAGCTGGGCCTTCTTCAGAGCTTAATCAACTAGCTCAGTTATTTGGTGGTAATGTTTCTCAACTTTTACAGCAACAGCCTTCACAGCAAATAGGCCAATTAGGCTCTCAAGCTTTAGCTTTAGGTCAACAAGGCTTAGGAGGCGCTGCACCAGCAGACATAGAAGCTTTACGGTCACAGTACGCAGGTCTTGCAGGACAAGCTGCTGGTGGCTTAATGCAGCCAAGAGGGGACAGAGAGCAGGAAGTTTATGAAAGAATTAGAGCCGCACAGTCTCCTGAGGAAGAAAGACAAAGACTTTCCCTTGAGAATCGTTTGGCTTCTCAAGGTCGTTTAGGTGTTTCCACTGCACAGTTTGGAGGCACACCCGAGCAGCTTGCTCTGGCTAAAGCACAGTCAGAATCTCAGAATCAAGCAGCCTTAATGGCTATGCAGCAAGCGGGTACGGAAGAGCAGCAAGCACTGCAAAGAGCTTTAAGTCTTTCAGGTCAAACAGGGCAGCTTGCGGGTACTTCTTCACAGCTGCAATCAGCAGCTCAGAACAGAGCCTCAGAGTTGTCTCAGTTAGGCTTATCAGCAGAGCAGATTGAGTCTCGTTTACAGAGTGAAGGTTTAGGTAGAGCTGGTCAGGCCGCTGGTTTATCCAGTCAGTTTAGACAGGCTTCCTCTGGATTAGAGTCAGAAGCTTTACAGCGAGGCTTGGGGTTAAGTCAGTTAGGTATGTCTGGTACACAGGCAGGGGCTGGCTTAGAAGCTCAAAGACTACAGCAACTATTAGGCTTGCAACAAGCAGACATAGGGTCTGCTGGAGCACAGCAACAGCTACAACAGGGTCAATTAGGTCTTGCTGGGGGTATGTTTGATATATCCAGAGGAGCTGCTGGCTTACCTTCACAGCTACAAGCAGGCGACATTGGTAACTTACAAGCGTTGATGCAGTCAGGTTACGCTCCAGAAGCTCAGATGTTGAATCAATTGCAAGTTGGTACTAATATAGCCTCTCTTGCTGATACAGCCCGTAGACAGGGTGCTATGGAAAGAGCAGAATCTTACGCTTCTGGTCTTAGCTCTAACTTAGAAGCTCAAAGACTTAGATCAGACTTGCTACGTGAAGTTATAGGATCTGCTGGTGGTATTATAGGTGGAGGTGTAAGTGGCGGTGGTTTGTTTAGTGGTCTATTAAGTAAACTAGGCGATTCTGGTGGAGATTGGGTTGAAGACTTATTAGGAGGCTTTGGAGTTTAAAATGGCTAAATTATCAGAAGGTTTATTTCAAAACATTAGAGGTTTTGGCAGACAAGACCCAACGCAACCTGCTCGTCAGTTTGCTCAAGCTTCTCCGTACAAGCAAATGGGAACCACAGACCCCCTAGCTCGTCGTGTGGGCAGTTTGTTTGGCAACTTAGGGGTAGACACAAGCTATATGCAGACGGGTGAGGAACGTGCTGGGGCAGCTATGGCTGAAGCTGGTAAGGGACAGTTTGCGTCTCCTGAGGGTCGCATGATTGCTATGTTGGAAGCTCAACTTCCTACGCTTAGACCTCAGGCTCAGATGGAGGCTGTTGAAAAGATTAGACAGCTTAGAGTTATTGAGCAAGCTAGGGCTGAAAAAGAAAGGCAAAAACGAGAAGAAGCTTTAATTCTGGCTGCTTCTGCGGAAGCTGCACAAAGAACTAATATTGATCTTGCTAGTGCTATCAAAGAAACTTATCCTAACGTAGCTTCTGCTCTTTTAAGAGGAGATTCTGACGCTAAAGACTTTGCTTTTAAAGTTTTAGAAAACAAAATAGAAAAAAAAGATGTTGATAAGGCCGCTTATCAATTTGGAGCCGCTATTGACAGAGCTGAGGATAAAAACGGAAACCAGTATTTCTTAAAAACAAAACAAAATCCAAATACAGGATCAATAGATGTTGTTTACACTCCTATAGGAAGTGCTCCAAAATATAACGCTAATGAACAAGGAGATTTAAAATTTATTTCTCGTCTTGGAGAAACTGTAGATGAAAGAACACAAAGAGAAATAGAAAAAAAAGATCAAATGAAATGGCTTGAGCAAAGAGGCGATATTTTACTAGAAACAACAAAGGCTCCCGAAGTTATTGCAAAAGCTGAAAGAGCTATAGAAGCCCTAGAAAACATAAGTACCAGCGGTTTTGATGCGTCTTTAAAAACTGTTACTGATTTTGTCGGGGTAACTGAACCAGATGTGGGTGTTTTTAATGCTTCAGTTTCTGATTTTATATTAAATGATTTAAGCAAGTTAGGTGCAAATCCCACAGAAGGAGAAAGAACTTTTTTAGTGCAAGCGGCTGCTAGTTTAGGCACTTCTAAAGAAGTTAACACGGCTTTACTCAGAAGAGTTAAGAATACCTTTACAGATATTGTTGGGAGAGGAAAATGGCTTACAGAAAATCCTAAAGCTACGCGAGATGAATACGCAAATTGGATACTATCCCCTACAAAAGAAACTATTCTTGATTATGATAGTTCAGGTAGAAGAATCAACTAGGAACTTTTATGGAAAATAATAATCAAATTATTGCTCGTTTAGCGGACGGAAACAAATTAAGATTTCCTGAAGGGACTTCACAAGAAGTGGTTGATAAGGCAGTTCAACAGTATATTATTAGTCAAAATGCTTCTAAAACAAAAACTCCCTTAGATCTACCGTGGTATGAAGACGCCTTAGAATGGACTAAGAAAAACATGGAGCTTCCAATGGGTATGGGAGGTTCGTTAGGAGGTGCTGTTGTAGGGACTTTACTTGGCGGCCCTGTAGGTACTGTAGTTGGGGGTATTGCTGGAGGAGCTTTAGGTTCTGGAGCTGGTTCTATAACTTCTGATGTTTTAGAAGATGTCCCTATTGTTTATGCTGATGCTTTAAAAGAAGCGGCAATTTCAGCAGGAATAGATATAGTAACATTAGGTGTTGGAAGTAAAATAAAAGCTTTTATAAAAGGTAGAGAAGCTTTAGGAGTATCTCCTGAAGAGACTGCAAAACAATTAATACAGAAAGCTCAAGAAGGTATGCCTACTGGTTCTAAAGACTCTTTAAGAGCTACTCAACGATTGCTCCAAGAAGGAGGGGCAACTTTGCTCCCTTCTCAAACAAAACAAGCAACAGCTCTTCAAAGATTTTCTGAATCTATTGCTGAAATAGGTGTTTTATCTGGTTCTACTCTTGCAGAAAATACTAAGAAAGTTAATTCTGTCATAGAAGATAATCTTAATAATATTATAGAAAGAAGTTCAGTAGGTGCTCTTGATTCAGCGGCTTTAGGTGAAGAATTAAACTCTGTTATAACTGCTGGTAGACAAGCAATGGTATCTTCTTACGGAAACTCTTTAGATCAGATTATACCTTCAATAAAAAAAGGCAGCGTTTCTACTAAACCACTCAAGAATAGAATCAAAGCGTTTAGAAAAACATACGTTACTAGAGAAATCATAGACGGTAAAGCTGTTGAAGCGGTTAACAATTTAAGCCCTCAAACAGCTTCTTTTATGGGAGAGCTAAATCAAATTTTTAAGATTCCTGTATTAAGCGGAGATTCTTTAATAGCTTTAGATAAAAGAGTTACTCAAAAAGTAACAGATATTGCTGAAGGTTTGGGAAAAGGAGAATCAGGAGTAGCTACCTCAGATTTTAGACAGCTTACAAAGCTATCTGAAACACTAAAAGAAGGTATACAGAGAGCTATAGCAAATATTGACCCTAAAGCTGCTGATGATTATCAGGAATTAAAAAAAGCTTACAGCGAAAATATGAGCGGACTTCTCCCAACTATTAATGCCAGTACTCTTAAGGGGATAGCATCAGGTAAAAAAGGTACGGAAGTTTTAGGAAAAATGTTAGTAACTGCTAACTCTCCTGAAAAAATTGAAGCTTTCATGAAAAGTATTGACACTGCTTATGCAAAAATAGGTAAAGAATCTGCTCAGGAATTGACTTTTAAAACAGCTGAGGAAGCCAAGCAAGCTATTAGGTCTTCTTTTTTAGAAAAAATATTTAATCTAACAGCATCAGAAGGTGACGATTTTTCTAAGTACGCTAAAAAGGTAGGCAAGTGGGGATCAAAAGACGGTAAAAGATCTTTAACTGCTGTCTTTGGTAAAGATACTCCAAGAGTTCAACAGATATTTAACATGCTGTCAGAAACAAGTACTAAAACAGATTCTAATTTTTTAGGTTTGTCTATTAGGGGCAAGGAAGTAGGAGCTGCTGGCTCTGTAATTGCTGCTGGTTTTACTGGAGCATTGGGGGCTGTTGGTATATTAGGATTACCTGTTGTTTTAGCAAGAGCGGCTACTAACCCAAAGACTACAAATAAACTATTAGCTTTTGAGAAAAAGAAGTTTTCTTCGGAAGACGCCAAACAAGCAGCAGCAGCCATTGTCTTGTCAGATATTCTTGATATTGTACCTGATGATGAAAAAGAAGATTTTAAATTAAAAATACAGTTAGAAGAATAGTAGTAAACAAAAGGGGGCATTGCGCCCCCTAAGTTTATATCTCGCAGACTCCAGCTACACAAGCTAAGGTTTGCGCCCCTTCGGTATTATCACTGGACTCCTCAATATCCCATTGCATCCCCTTAGGCATCTCTTTAGACAGCTTCTGATATGTTTCTTTATCTATCTTTTGATAAGGAGCTTGCTTGTATACGTGCTCGGCTTCAGGGAGGAAGCTGATTCCACTAACGCTATCAAAGTTCTCCCAGATCCACTGACAGACAGCAAAGAAATTGTCGTCGTTGTAGTAGCAAGTCATGGAGGGCTTATGTTCACACCAATGGTCTTGGTAGGTCTTCCAGAGTCTAAGCTGCTCCATAGCGCCCATGCTTTCCACAGTCACAGCCTTGCTAGGAGCCTTCTGAGGGAACGAGAATACCCAATTAGAGTTATTCATTACGTCCTCTTCATGAGGAAAACCTCTGTCAATCATAGCGGTAGCCAGAGGATCCTTCTTGTCAGCCCTAACAGTACGAACGTAGTAGTCACTAAAGCGTGGATGAATACCACTGGCGCTGTCAGTCAACTGTGAGACAGTACCAGAGGGCTTGACGCACGTAATGGCTACTGACTGGTTGATACCCAGAGCTGAGGCCCACTGTCGGTTAGTCTCAACAGCTACAGTCCTCAGGTTGTCCAGAAGCTTACCCAAAGCCTCCTCACCTGTAGAACCATTTGTCAGCTTACAGTCCATGATGCCCGTCATTGAGACACCCAGCAAAGCCTCTTCCTCAGTGTTACGCTTCCAGATGTTCCGTAGGTATCGGAAGTCCGTAAGGGTAGCCTGTAGAGTCCCTAAGATGGTCGCTAGGCGTACCTTCTCTTTTAGGGTCTGCAATGTATCGTCTGTACGTACAATCACCTCAGAGAGATTACAGAACTGATAGGGGCGTAGGATGATCTCAGAGCAGGGGTTAGTCCCAAACTTGTATGTCGCATCCCTGCGCTCGTTACGGGCTGCTACCTTCTGTGCTGCA